AAATTCTTTGCTCCAGAGTTCCGCAATCGCCTAGATGGTATCATCCGCTTTGGCAAGTTGGATCACGCTACTATGATTATGATTGTTAAGAAGTTTATTGACGAGCTTAACCAATTGGTTGGTGATAAAAACATATTTGTCAAACCTACGGAGCTAGCATTAGACTATCTAGTGAACAAGGGATTTGATAGCAAAATGGGTGCTCGTCCGTTACAGCGTACTATCGACGATATGATTAAACGCCCATTAAGTAAAGAAATATTGTTTGGCCGGTTAACCAATGGTGGTATTGTTGAAATTGATATTGTCGATGACAAAATAATATTAAACTTTATTGATCCATTACCTATTCCAGATAAGCCTGTTGTAGATAGCGCTGAAACTATCTAAAAGTGTCCTGATTTAGCATAAATACTTGTCTAAATCAGGAACCTATATGTCAGCCCTAAGTCAAAGTTTAACATTTCCTATATACAATAGCACTTCAAGTGTACAGGTTGTATATCCAAATTCAGCCACTAATACTATGAACTATATTAGTTATCAAGTGGAAGGGGATGGCTACTATGGCGCTAGTGATGGATTACATACTGTGATGTATACAACCACAGACAACTTTGTTGGCACAGTGACCATGCAGGCCAGTTTGGCCACTGTTCCTGCTGATAGTGATTGGTTTACAGTTAATGGTACTACTTTTGTTGTTAGTACCAGCACATATTACGATAATATTTCAAGTTCTAGCACAGTAAATTGCTACAATTTCACCGGTAACTTTGTATGGGTCCGCGGAGTCGTAGCCATCAATAATGGTACTGTCGAGTCCATACTCTATAATCACTAAATTTCTATTTGGTAAAAGTTGAATAAATAGTTTATATGTTGAGCTACGGCCAACAATTTTAAAGTAGACTACTATGAAACTAATGGAATTTTTCGGCAAGCCCGTCGATATCAACAAAGAAATGTCCAAGGATCGTGAAGATTCTAAAATAGGTGATGATTTATTCTGGTTCATTGTCGATCATGATCGACTACACAAGGATTTCTTTCATCCTATTGCTGTAAAAATTCACCGAGCACAAAAATCTAATAAACTAGATAAAGAAGAAATTGTCAAAGATTTTATGCCCATGGTTATTAAAGGGTGTAAAGAGTTTTTTAGAAAACATAAAATGCTAGGCAACATTAAAGAAACTTTCCCCAAAGAACTACGCAAAGATGTTTGCGAAAAACTATTTGATCATTATCGTGAAGATATTATCAAAGGCAAATATAAGATAGGAATTTAATATGTTTCTAAGAGATATTTTTAAACGTATAGTTGTTGAAGGTGGCAATTTAGAATTACCTAATCCTCAAAACGCCAACGAACCACATCGTGCTGATGAAATAGATCTACAGGTTCACAACCGTAGTTTTATAGTTCCAATATTAGATAAACTATTAAAAGACATCAACAATTCATTTAAGGCCAAATATAAAACTCCTATTTGGAGTCAAGACCTTTTGACCAGCAAACAATTTTTAGGCGGCAGTAGTTTACATTTCTTCAATACCAAAGGCATCAACGATCAACAATTTACTGCCAAGAAGCCCAAGGTAGGTGATATCGATACGCAGTGCAATAAAGAACAAGAAGAACAAATAAAAGAATTTTTAACTGTTTATACAAATAAACAAATTGGTGACACAACGTTATTGGGATTTAGCGCAGGCAATGAACAATTCAATGCCCTGTTTCAATTCCAAGATCCGCCAATGAAAATACAGGTTGATTTTGAGTTTGGCCGATATAATCCAGAAACAAACACACCAGATGAGTGGTTTAGATTCAGTCATAATAGTGAATGGAATGATATTGATGCCGGTATCAAGGGAGTGTTCCACAAATATCTTTATAGATCTTTAAGTGGTATATCGTCACGTAGAGCATATATTGCCAAACTGGCAGGACGTGGTAAAGCACGTGCCATACAAATTTCTGATGAACCAGAAGAAGTTAACTTAATCTCTTTTGCTGTGGCAAGCAAACAAGGTGGTGGTGTTAGTCAAAAATATAAACCCTATATTGATCCAAATACCAATAAGCCCATGGTGAAAGATAATTTACCAGTATTGGAGCCAGTAGCGCCTGCTGATAGACAATATGAACAAAGATTAAGCAAACAATTTGAAATGTTTTTTGGCCGTGTTCCTACTCCTGAAGATTCTAAACTACAACAAAGTTTTTTAGGCACATTAGACTTAATTAACAGATATGTTGAAAATTCTAAAAAGGCAGGAATAGTTGAAGATTTCTTAGATATTTGTTTTGAACAAGGTAGTCAAATGATTACCCGAGACGATCCTAAACGTGATGCTGAAACTAAATTTATAGCCATAGATGTAATGCTAGAAAAATTAGGCATGCGATCCATGCGCCCCAAGGCCATTGAAATGGCCAAGGCCTATGAGCAAGATTATAATGATGTCGAAGCATTTAAGAAAGCCAATCCAGGTGTATCACAACCACGTGCCGCGATGAAAAAAATGGCTGTTCGAGAAGCTGAAGGTGATGCCCCGGCAGTTAAAGCACAACTACGCAAAGGTATGCCTCACCTTCGTGATCTAAAACCTGCGGACTTTTTAGATCTAATCGATGAGTTACATGATGGCAATGGTAATTTTAAATTACAAAATATTCCATTAAATGTCAAAATAGATGGATTTGGTGGACGCTTTGGTAAAAACGCAGATGGTAAACCATTCATGGGCACTAGCCGTACTGAGCCACGTTACGAGCCAGGTTTTCTAAAGTATCATCAAGAAAAAGGCACAACTGATCCAGAAATATTGGGTCGCGCTCAATCTTTTGACAAGTTGTTTGATGAAATGATGAACGCTATTAAAGTAGTTGATAGTACTTTAGGTCCAGATTTTCTAAAAGATAGACAGGTCACCTGCGAGGTATTATTTTTACCATTTGCCACACAAACTGAAGAAGGCAAATTAAAATTTGTAGGTATTGAATATGATCAACTGCCAAAAGGTGTTAATCTTGTGCTGGTACCTTTTCGCATTGTAGAAGGTAGTACAGGTGAGGACATACCTGACAGTGACAGAGTTATTCAAGAATTATCAAACTTAGGACAGAATGGTAGTGTGGCATTCATGAGCAACAGGCTGGTACAAAAACAAGGCTTGGATGTTACAGAAATTATCAACCCGTTAGACAACATTGAAGAATTAAAACAAATTGTCAGCGGAGCCGCAGGTAAACGAGACAAAGCCAGTTTACAACTGCGTAGAGAAGTTGAGGAAAAGTTAAAGCCTATACAAATAGCATTAGAAAAAGCCATTGATGAAGATCCTAACATTATTGGCAAAGACATGTTGGGGCAAGACTACGAGGGTATTGTTATCAATAGTCGATTGGGACCAATCAAGGTCACAAGTCAACGCCAAAAAGATATTATCACCGCTAAGAATGCCGCTAAGAAAAATGCCCGTACAGAACGCCCACGCAGTGAAAACAAAACAGCAGTAGTGGCCATTGGCAGTTTTGTTGGACATAAAGGCCATCAACAATTATTTGATTACACAATTAAGAAGGCCAAGGAATTGAATGGCGACCCGTATTTGTTTATGGGCAATGCTGTAGGAAAAGATGATCCAATTCCAGTCGCTGATAAAATTAAAACTTGGCAAATGCTGTATCCACAATATGCCAACAATATCAGTGCTGTAACAATGGAAGGTGGAACACTCATGCAGAAAATCAAACATGAGTTAATCAATCCATTGCCAGGTAAACTGCCACGCTATGATAACATTATTATTATGGTTGGGGAAGATCAGGCCAAGATGCCAATAGCAGGCGCATTGATGAAAGCAGTTAATAAATTTCCAGGCTATGAGAATGTCAAAGTTCATTTAGAAGTTACCCCGCGTGGAACTGGAATGAGTTTTACCAAATTACGTGATATTTTAAAAACAGGTAATCCTGATCAAGCATTTCAATTATGGAATGATGCGTTTAACGGTGGTCAGTTTGGTGCCAAACAACTACCACCAGAATGGATACGACACCTAATGGATGTAACAAGGAACGGTATGGGAATCAAAGAGCCACAAAAACAACAACCTGTTGCTGAACAGAGGTTGTTTAATTCGTTGTTGCGCCCACAAGTAAAGAAAGAAAAGCAAGGTGTGGCGGAGACTACAGGAGATAAACCGTTTGATAACATGATGAAAACTATTAAAACGGGTACAAAAAAACAAGCCACCGCAGATAGACGAGAACAAAAAAAGCAAGATCAAGAAAGAACAAGAGCCGCTATTAGCAATATGTTTGGCAATAGTATGGATCACTTAAAAAATTTAAAAATTAAAGAGCGAAGTGTGGCAGAAAAGATGATGCCTGCCGGTAATTTTTCTAGCACACCCAAAAACAAACTAGGCCCAGCAGGACAGCTAAAGGGCAAGATGAAGCGTCCAGCACGGGCAGGTGATCTAGTGGGTGGTGCTGAAGAAAGTTATGACGGCGGTAGTTATACCTCACACAAACCAGGATTTGGTGGACAAGGTAGATACACTGATTCTGTGAGAACACAGTTTAATATTGGTGAAAACAAACTAGTGCCTATTGGTGAAGATCTAGAATTAAAAATGGCCGAAGCTGTGTTAAAACTGATGGAAAATACCTTAAAATGAAGCAATTTAGGATTACTTCAGAAAATAGCCAACCCATAGACAGTAGTGAAGATTGTGTACTACCTCCAGACGACTATGCTCACGAGCTAAAGCGTTTACAGTATTTGGGCGGTTTAGGTGGAGAGGCAAGGCTTCAAGAATACCGTGCTCATCAAAATGCGGTAAATAAAGGAAGCAATGTCAGTGTTACAGGTACTGAAAAGGCTCAACTGATGAAGCAGAATAATATTAAACCAGGAACTCCAGAATGGTTTCAACTTTGGTTTAGTAGACCGTATCTAACACATGAGAAACCAGTAGGAAAATAATATGAGAGCAAAAGAATTTATCCGTGAATCATTAGGGTCACAAAACATGGCCAAGGATCAAGTGACTAGTATTCCTAATGCTCACTATTTTCCTGATTTGGATAACAGTAGTGGTTATGAAGCATATCGTTGGGGTGTGGCTTTGGCAGGTATGCCAGATTACCCAATGCCGCAAGATGGCACTACAGGACAAAAATTAGTTACAATTGGCTATACTGAAGCAGATGATTTAATTATAGACAGCACCAGTAAATTATTTGGTGCTAGAAAAGTAAGATTGACCCCACGCGGTAGTACAGAGTTGAAAGACACAAACAAAACTAGCCCCGTGGCTAATTGGATGGGAAAAGAGAAAAACAATGACTAACGAATTTAAAAAAATCTCCAAGGGTACAGAAACCCGTTATATTCTAGAAAGCGAAACTGCTGGTGCCACTGGCAGTGGATCTATTGCCACTGTGCCAGGTGGTATGGGTGGTGTTCGTAAACGTGGCGGAAACTTGTTAGCTCAGGAAGGCAATAAAGAAAAAGTTCCTGCTACTAAGCCAAGAAACTTTGTGGCCAAGAATGCCAAGATGGGCGGTGCTGGCGCACACAAGGATAAGAAGAAGGCTGAGAAGCAGGGTGATGTAAAACATCGTAAACCATTTGCCGAACAAGGTGTGGCGGAAGGCTCCGGAGGCAATTGGTATATTCGGGTCAACGGTAAAATCCTCAATGACACCAAGTATAAGCCAGAGATTTTCTCATCTGAGGACGAGGCAAGAAGTCACGCAATGAAACTTGCTGATAAGAAACGCATACCGTTGTCACAAATTAAATTAACAAAAAGTTGGATGGATGCTCCTGAGCAAGGTGTGGCGGAAGGCAGTATATCTGACTTATTGAATAAAGATTCAGCATCACCAAAATTCAATGACCATCCAGCACCACTCAAAACAAAACATTCTGGTAGCATTCCAACGCCCTACGAAAAAGGTAGATTAGATGCTCATAGAAAAAAGCCATATAACAATATCCACAAAGACAAGCAAGATGCGGAAGATTATAAAACTGGTTATGGGCACGTTAAATCTAAGCAAGGTGTGGCGGAAGGCTCGGGAAAGAATGTAGTCAAGTCAGTCAAGGTAGGAAACTTTAGACACGATTTGGTCAATACTGGAATGGGTTGGCAGGTTCGTATCTATAACGGTGATGAACTTTATGATACTGGGTTGAGCAAGAACTCTGAAGAAAAAGGTTTAGCCGCATTGGATAACTCAGTGGCATACACTAAAAAGCAACTAAACATTAAAGAGCAAGGTGTGGCGGAAGGCGCTCCAGAACTATTGAAGAAAGAAATGCCACTACATCGTCATGCTGAAAAATTATTAGCACAAAATGGCGTCAGTAAAGATGATCCAGATTATCGCCATCATCTTGGTAACACGATAAAACATCTTCGTCAGTTTGGTAATATTGATTTGATTAACAAGAGTGACGAGCAAGGTGTGGCGGAAGAGTGGAGTCAAAAATATAAATCTAGTATCAACTGCTCACATCCAAAAGGTTTCTCACAAAAGGCTCACTGTGCAGGCAAGAAAAAGCACACGGAAAGTATGATGACAATGGAAGCAGTATGTCCTGATTGTGGTATGTGCCAAACACACGGCAACTTGAATGAGATCAAGAAAGGTGCTAAAGACAGTAATGGATTTACCAAATGCTGGCCTGGACATCATGCGGCAGGTACTAAGAAAGGTAAGAACGGTGGACAAGTTCGTAACTGTGTGCCTAATGAAAGTTTGTCAGAAGGTTGGGGTATGGGCGGTTATGAAACTGCCAAGGTACAGCCAATTGAACCAGGCAAAGGCATTGATAAAGAAATAGGTGAAAATCCAGATTGGTACAATGACGAAGCAAATAGCATGAGCACTGCTCAACTAAAGAGTTTGGTCAAACATGCTACTAAGCTCCGCCATGCTGTCAAACAAATGCAAGCACAAGGCGATACATTAGAACCTTGGCAACAAAGCAAAGTTACCAAAGCCGCAGATTATTTAGATGCTGTATTCAATGCTGTAGATGACGAACATGACATGGACGAAGAGGAAGGAGCAGGCGGAATGTTAAGCCCTATATCAGAAGCTCCAATTGATATGGATCCGTCCGAACCAATGAATCCAATGATATACGGACATCAAGGTGTTAATCCTGCTAAACTAAAAGATCGAATGATGAGGGCCGCTGGTCAATTAAAAGATCTAGCACAAAGAGCAGAATCAGGAAGTGCGTTAGGCTGGGAAAGTATCACTCGTCACTTTGAAGAATTGGCAATGAACATTGAACAAATACGTCATGCTTTAGAAGAGCTGGCTAACAAACGTAAGAAAGGTGGCATTGGTTCAAGAGGTATTGATCCACACATTGGCGAAAGTGATCATCCTGATGAAAAAGAAGATAAAGCACTTATTCGTAAAATGGTCAAGGCACAAGCATTGAAACAAGAAGACAGTTATATGGCTGAGCTACAGGCCAAACTAGCTGAAAAGATTCCCAAGAATGCTCCTGTAGATGTTTATATCAAAGATTTTGAAAAATCCAATGCTCCACAGTTCCGTGGTAAGACAAAGGAAAAACGTCGTCAAATGGCCATTGCCGCCAGTTACGGTGCTAAAAATCCTAGCAAGAAGAAAAAATGAAAATTGTAGAGTTGATCAATGAGAGTGATGACAATTGGGATGAGTTATCTCAAAAAGTATCAAAAAAATCAGCTGATCAAGCAATCAAACATCTTCAAAAGGATTTAAAAGATCCTATTGGATATGAAGCAGTGGACCATATGATGACCAGTATAGCTAAAAAATACAATATGACTCCTCATGACCTACATTTATTATTTGTAGAAAAAGTTGGCACTACACCAGATGTTTGGATTAGAAAAATCGGTCCAAGTTTAGACAAGTGGATTAACAAAAAATGAAAATCCGTGAACTAGTTGAGGCTATGAAGCCGGAACATGTGTCAGGTAAGGAAAAACCTGGTGCCGTAGATGCATTAGAAAAAAGATTATTGGCTGCTAAAAAATCTGGTACAAAATTCAACTACGACGTCATTGATCAAATGATGCAAAAAATCTGTAGAGAATTTAATCTCACAGGCGATAAACTTCATAATGATTTTGTAAAGAAACATAATCTTGTTCCAGACAATTGGATTAAGAAAGATCTTAACGTAGAAGAAAACTTTGCTGATGGTAAGCATCCAGGACGTAAAGGATTAGCCAAACGCAGTGGTGTAAATACAAAAGCCAGTGTTAGTAGCCTACGCAAAACTGCCAAACACAGCACAGGTGAAAAACAACGTATGGCACATTGGTTGGCCAATATGAAAGCAGGGAGAGCCAAGAAAAAATGAGAGCATCAGAATTCATAATTGAAACAGCCGCTTGGCAAAAATCATCAGGTAAAAATAAAAATGGTGGTTTAAACAAAAAAGGTGTGGCCAGTTATCGTAGAGAGCATCCTGGATCAAAATTACAAACTGCTGTGACCACTAAGCCCAGCAAGTTGAAAAAAGGTAGCAAAGCCAGTAAACGTCGAGCAAGTTTTTGTGCTCGTATGAAAGGTATGAAAAAACATCGTACAGGAGCCTCCACCAAGAGAGATCCAAACAGTCGCATAAACAAAAGTCTACGCAAGTGGCATTGTGAAAGTGTTGAGCAATTATACGGCGTGTTACAAGCATTGAGAGAAGCAGCCAATCCAGCACAGCAGGCTGCTATTGCTATCAATATGAAGAAGAATCATAAAAAGCCTAAGAATACAAAATAAAAATATGTCAAATAACTATAATTGGATTATTTCAAAATTAGATTGTATTCCCAATGCCAATGGTTTGGAAAATGTGATTCAATCAATACATTGGAGATTTGGTGGTACTGACGGCACTAACTATGCCGATGTATTTGGGGAAGTTATACTGGATAGTCCGGATCCTGATTCATTCATATTATATAAAGATTTGAGTGAAGAGCAAATTATAAACTGGATCACCGCATCATTAGGTGAAGAAGCAATAATATCTTTTAAGAAAACAATAGATGCCAAAATTTCCGCAATAGTCAACCCACCCGTGGTAAATCCTGCGTTTCCTTGGGTTATTTAAATTAATATCTAAAAATTCCAAAACACTTGATCTCCTGACTTCACTAGCGTATAGTAAGTGAATAAGGAGATTTTTTTATGAGTAAAGCGTTCGGCGCCCCAGAACAGGCAAAGATTAAACAGATTGTAGCAGAAGGTATGACTGTGATGCAGGAAATTCAAGACCTTACTGAGGGGTTGAATGATACAATTAAAGCAGTAGCCGAAGAATTGGAAGTCAAACCCAGTGTTATTAAGCGGGCCATTAAAATTGCCCAAAAAGATCAATGGGATCAAGTATTCCGTGAATTTGATGATTTGGAAACTATCGTTGATATTGCCGGACACGCAAATCGTCGACAAGACGTTTGATAAAAGTACTTGATATTAATTAACCAATTTACTTGATCTATCTTACACAGATCTGTAATATAACTAATAACTGATGTATATCAGCATACAACAAAAGGAAATAAAGATGAAAACAATTAGTCAAGAAACAAAAACATACAAGCTATTGACCGCATTAAAGAGCGGCGAAAAGTTTACAGCATCACAAGCTGAAAAGCGTTTTGGTATCAAGAACATCAGCGCAGAAGCAAGTCGTCTTCGTCAAGCTGGACACGCTATCTATGCTCGTAGCCGTAAAGCTGGCAACGGTGTTAATGTAACTGAGTATCACTTGGATCGTCCAACCCGCAAGATGGTTGCTTTGGCATACAAGGCACAAAGCCTAGGCATTACACTGTAATTTGAGCTTGCTCAGTAATCAACCCGCTTAGGCGGGTTTTTTATTGACTTTTGTAGTCTCGGTATCGTTGTCCGGACACTTCGCCTGAGAATAATTTTTTAACATATTCCAGACCTTTGGTCAATGCGTCTCTATCTTTGACAGCGCGGGCTTGACTGGCATCTGTACTAGCCTTGTCACGTTTGGGCGCAGTGATAGCATGTTGCGATTTTTCTACATAGTGATTGGCAAATTGATTAATAAAGTCATCGGCAGAACTGAATCGTTCCAAATCACCCTTACCAAACATTCCATTTAATTCACAGCTACGAGCAAACCCCTTAACACCATTAACCAAACGTTCTACATTAACATTCATTGTGTCAACACCAGGATTGGCCTTTAGTAGTGGATCAATCTTGGGATTTTCTATTCCAAGTTCTTCTGCCTCATGTAGGAATATGTCTAATACCCAGCGTTTGATATCTTGCCCTACTGTGTGTAGGTTGTAATTCTTAAGCGTCTTGCCATAATTAACTTTTTTTCCATTTACAGTTTTGTATTGGATGCCCTTGTGCTGCAGGTTAACTGGAATCAATTCGCTCATTGTGGCAAAGATATTACCGTTTAGTAAACCTTTTAATCCATGTTCTCCTGTGGCACGATAACGGCCCCATTCGGCAGTCTTTTCTGGATGCGGCATAATATCTACTTGTACCTTACTACCATCACCCAATATGAACATGGGCTGTGCTCCTCGACTTTCAGCTTTATCAATATAGGATAAATTTGAATCTTGAATAAATTTATTGATTAATGTGCCCCAGCGACCCTGAACTTGCCCACTGGTCATATCATCATATTCTGGTAAATCTGGAATAATAACCTGTAGATCCATGTCACCATATATGGTGTTTTCTGGATCATCGAGTTCATGATAAGCGGCGGATCCTGTGGGATGACCAACTTTCATAGGTCCAAGCCCCTGTTGTTTTAACCAAGGATTGAAATCTTTAAGGAAATTATCTACTGCAACAATTCCCTGTTTTACCACTTTGGCTTTGATGCCAGGATTATCTCCGGTGGTCCACCCGCCTTCAACAATTAATTCTCTAATTTTCATAGTAAAGTATTTATTCAAAACAGTTGTGTCAAATTGCTATAGCTGTTATACTTGTTTATGAATGAATTATTTAGACCCACCTTAGAATGGATACGCGATGATTATCGAAGTAACCCTTTTCGTTTTTTTGTTGAGCTTGTTGCTTGGGCGATTAGTATTGGCTGTAGTATCACAATGGCCTTTACTGTTCCCAATCCACCTCTCATTATTCTTTATCCTATTTGGATTAGTGGCTGTGCCATGTATGCTTGGTCTGCTTATACTAGGCAATCATTTGGCATGCTGGCTAACTACATCTTGCTAGTAAGCATAGATTCTGTTGGCTTAATTAGAATGTTAGCTAAATATTTGTGAGAAAGGTACAGCGAGCCATAAATCGCATCATGGTATTTGAGAGCCGTAAATCTCAAGGAGAAAAATAATATGAGTTATGTTGATGCCATTTGGGATCGCGAAAAAGACATTGTCAAAGTCATTGAGCGTGATCCAAAACAGGGTAGACTCTATCAAGAGTACAATGCCCGCTATCTATTTTATTATCCAGACCAACGAGGAAAATTCAAAAGCATCTTTGGAGAAAACTTATCCAAAGTAACTGCTCGTAGCTGGAAAGAATTCATTAAAGAACAAAAAATCCATTCTTCTCATAAACTATATGAGAGCGATATCAATCCTGTATTCCGTTGTTTAGAAGAAAACTATCTTGGCAAAGATGCTCCAAAATTAAATGTAGCATTTTTTGATATTGAGGTGGACTTTGATCCAGAACGTGGCTACGCAAGTCCAGACGATGCGTTTATGCCAATTACTGCGATTGCTGTCCACCTACAATGGATGGATACTCTAGTATGCCTTGCTGTTCCTCCAAAGACTTTAACCATGGAACAAGCACAAGATCAAGTTAAAGAATTTCCCAACACTATACTGTTTGAAACAGAATACGAAATGTTGGATACATTCTTAAATCTAATTGAAGATGCTGATGTGCTAAGTGGATGGAACAGTGAAGGGTTTGATATTCCCTATACTGTTAATCGTGTTACAAAAGTTCTAAGTAAAGAAGATACCCGTAGATTTTGTCTTTGGGGAGCCATGCCAAAGAAACGTGAATTTGAAAAATATGGAAAAACTGCTGTTACCTATGACCTTGTTGGTCGTGTTCACCTTGATAGTCTCGAGTTGTACAGAAAATATACCTATGAAGAACGCCACACATATCGACTGGATGCAATTGGAGAGATGGAAATAGGCGAAAGCAAGACTGTTTACGAAGGTACGTTGGACCAGTTATACAATAATGATTTCCGTAAATTTATTGAATATAATAGACAAGACTGTGCCTTGCTTGATAAGTTGGATAAAAAGTTAAAATTCATTGACCTTGCTAATACTGTTGCTCACGAAAATACTGTGTTACTACAAACTACAATGGGTGCTGTGGCTGTTACAGAACAGGCTATTGTAAATGAAGCACATCACAGAGGTATGATGGTACCAAGTCGCCCCAAACGAGATGATACCGTAAGTAATCAGGCGGCAGGTGCGTATGTTGCTTATCCAAAAAAAGGCATCCATGACTACATTGGATCAATGGATATTAACAGTTTGTACCCGTCTGTGATTCGTGCGCTGAACATGGGTCCAGAAACGATTGTGGGTCAGTTACGCCAAGATTATACTAAAGAAGAAATTGAAAACAAAATGGCCAAGAAAGAAAGTTTCGCTGGCGCATGGGAAGGTAAGTTTGGCAGTAATGAATATGAATTTGTTATGAACCGAGATCGAAGTCATGATATTATCATTGATTGGGAGAATGGCGAAACCACTATTATGAGTGGTGCTCAAATTTATGAACTTATCTTTGAAAGTAATAATCCATGGATGCTAAGTGCCAATGGTACTATCTTTACCTATGAAAAAGAAGGTATCATTCCTGGTTTACTAAAACGTTGGTATAGTGAACGTAAAGAAATGCAGGCCAAGCTCAAAGAAGCAATTAAAGCGGAGAATAAAATTGAAGAAGAATACTGGGACAAAAGACAACTGGTTAAAAAAATTAACCTCAATAGCCTATATGGTGCTATTCTTAACGCTGGTTGTAGGTTCTTTGATAATCGTATTGGACAATCCACAACTCTTTCCGGACGTGGTATCGCCCGCCATATGGCCGCAAAGATAAATGAAGTTATCACTGGAGAGTACAACCATATTGGTAAAAGCATTATCTATGGTGATACTGACTCTGCCTACTTTAGTGCTTATTCATCTTTAAAGAACGAAATTGCCAAAGGTGAAATTCCTTGGAACAAGGACACAGTGGTTCAACTATATGATACCATTGCTGAAGAAGTAAATTCAACATTCCCAGATTTCATGCTAGAAGCACATCACTGTCCTCGCAGCCGTGGCGATGTTATCCGTGCTGGTCGTGAAATTGTTGCTATCAAAGGCCTGTTTATTACCAAGAAGCGTTATGCCGTACTGTATTATGACAAGGAAGGCAAACGCAGTGACGTAGATGGCAAGCCAGGTAAGATCAAGGCCATGGGCTTGGATTTGAAACGCAGTGACACTCCTGAATTTATGCAGAAGTTTTTGGAAGAAGTTCTTACCAAAGTACTCAATGGTAGTGAAGAAAAAGAAATTCTAGAGATGATCAGTGAATTCCGTACAGAATTTAAAGCCCGACCAGGTTGGGAGAAAGGAAGTCCAAAACGTGCCAACAACATTACAGAATATCAAGAAAAAGAGAAGAAATTTGGCAAGGCTAATATGCCTGGTCATGTTAGAGCAAGTATTAATTGGAATACGCTCAAAAGAATGAATGGTGACAAATACAGTCAGCAAATTGTTGATGGTATGAAAGTTATCGTTTGTAAACTAAAGGGTAACCCCTTGGGATATACATCAGTAGCATATCCTGTGGACGAACTACGGTTGCCTAAATGGTTTCAAGAACTTCCGTTTGATCATGAAGAAATGGAAGCTACCATTATTAACAATAAGATTGAAAACCTTATTGGCGTATTAGAATGGGACTTGAGCAGTACTACTGAGACTAATACGTTTGGCAACTTGTTTTCGTTTGATTAATTTAATCATTGACTTTTTCGCTTGACCTAAATAAACTTATATAAAGGAAAATATTATGCAAGACTTACTTAAAGATATCGTGTCGCACACAAATAAACTGGGATTTCTTAACATTGTTAAGATCACAGGCACTGATGAAGAAACATTAATCGACAGCATGGCTGAAGACCGTACTGTTGTTATGTACGCAAAAACTGCCAATCCTTATCCACAATTAATTGGTAGTTTTGGTATGCCACAACTTGAAAAATTACGCTACTTGTTAGAAGGTAAAGAATATCAAGAAGATGCCAAGATTGATTTGGTAACTGCTACCCGTAACAATGAAACAATTCCGGTTGGACTTCACTTTGAAAACAAAGATGGCGATTTCAAAAATGATTATCGTTTCATGAACAAGGAAGTCATTGACGAAAAATTGAAAACAGTTAAATTCAAAGGTGTCAATTGGAATGTCACAGTTAGCCCAAGTGTTAATTCAACACAACGTTTCCAATTCCAGTCAGGTGCTAATACAGAACATACACACTTCTTGGCTAAAACAGATGGCGATAAATTGATTTTCTCATTCGGTGATGTAGCAAGTCACGCTGGTGAGTTTGTGTTTGCCACAGGCGTTACAGGTAAAATTAGCAAGTCCTGGACATATCCAGTTGTGCCTGTACTGAGCATTTTGAAAATTGCCGATGCTAACAATACAAAAATGAGTTTTAGTGATGGTGGTGCTCTACGTCTTGAATTAGACAGCGGCATTGCTACTTATGAATACATTGTTCCAGCCAAGGTATGATAAAGGGTATAAATCAGGGCGGGAGATATATTAGTGTTACCGGCGGAATGCCGGGCAGTAATTATATTAACAATTACTCTGGCGCACAAGGTATCGGTAACATGCGATTCAATACTTCTACACAAAATGTGGAAGTATGGGATGGCAATAATTGGATGACCTTACAAACATCTTATGCTACAGTTCAATTAGATAGTGAAGCAA